GATAAGCCTCCCTCGCCCGCAACGTAATGGGAAAGGACGTTGTATTTAGTGTTGAATGTCCAGAGCTCTGTTGCACCCACAAGCTTGGCTGGATCAATAGATACGATCTTAAGCGCTGTATCTTCTTTCTGATATTGGATCTTGGATACGACTTTATCAGCCGACTTGGGTTTAGCTGTACGAGGCTTACGAACAATAGACTTGCGCTTATTTGATACGATTGATTCGCAATCGCTTATGATACCCGAAAACATCGCGATGCGTTCTTTGAACTTCTTTTTCGTGAAGTGGCGATAAGCATACTTAAGATCGGGGTCTTTAGTTTTTTCGGCTTCTTGTAACTCAACAAGAGTCGACCTAAAGTAATCAGCGATCGCCTTGGCTTGAGCTGGCTTAGCCTGACGAGTATCTTTAAGCCACGAGTAGAAATTGGTCGACCATTCCTCATCAGGATTATGGTCAATCATTTCTTCGATGTCGGCGATAAGACTATCAGCAGGATTCTTATCGAATTTTGGTTTAGCCGCAGCAGCTTTCTTTTCTTCTTCTGCGATAGCGATACCAGATTCGACGAGCTTCACCAAGTGATCGTTAAGCTGCGCACGAAGCTTTTCATGCTCCAAGCCCATAGAAAGCATACGAGCAACCTTACACATGGTAAAGTTGAGTTTCCAGTCTACGTTCTTGCCGACCATGTTCATAGCCGCTTTAGACATGCCACTATCGAGCATGTAGACCATGAGATACTCGCGCGCGAACTTGGCGTCGAGGAAATAGTTGTACCAGTTATAAGCAGCTGCAATCTTTGAGCGGAGTTCGTCTTCGTTGAGGAACTCCTGCCCATCCCAACTCGGCTCCTCACCCAAATACTTGGCGTCGAGTCCGCGTGGCGTAATAGTGCGCTTTTTCTTAACGGGACCAGCCTTCAGCAGATTCTTAGATGCTCTTGCCATTCGCATATCCTTTCATCATTAGCTCATAATACGCCATCGCGAGTCGATTGTCAAGACCTATTTCTGCTAATCAAGCGAGTTCAGGAAATCTCTCCACTGTGCAGATCTATAATCCCAGTTATAGAAATTGTTGAAGTAGTTTTTCTGAAAGCCTAATCTAGCCTGATTATGCTCTTCCCAATAACCACGAATCACCATAGCAAGAAGCCCAGCAAATCTGTTGGCGTGCTTATTGTTGTCTTCGGTCCAAGGATACATGATACCGAAGTTGGCACAAGTTTCAGGCAACGCAGCCAAAGTTGGACACACAACGCTGCATCCAGCGCTCATAGCTTCGATGACTGAAATACCAGAAGTCTCAGGCCAGATGCTTGGATATGCGTAGATATGAGCTTTCTTCAAGGCTTCGCGAATCACAGAATTGGGCTGAAATCCATGATAGGTGATCTTAGGATGATTGCGACAACGCTCGAACAATTCTTTGTATGGTTCGTCGCGAGCTGGCCAACCATAGATATTGAATGACGAGTAGACGTCTAGATGAAAATCATATCCCTTATCAGACAAAAACTCGACAGTAGGAATGAGAAGTTCGAGCCCACGATGAGGTGTGGTATGATAGATAATGTTGATAACGCCTTTTGGCTTATCATGAAGCTCAATAGGAACAATCGCGTTCTGCAACACGATACCCTTATCATAAGGAACACCTAGACCAAGATTATAAGTGCATTGCTGATAATTCGATACGAACACAAGCTTTTCGAAACGATCTAGGGATTTCTTATCCTTGAGATGTTCAGACTCTGGATCATCAAATGTATCATGCAACCAAAGGATATTGCGCTTTGATGAATCAACTTCACGCACGCGCGAGCAGATGATATTGAACTTATCCAACAGTTCTTTTGGTATTCGCTGCTTGAGTCCAGCCACCATTTGCTCAGTTCCACCCTGAGAACCAATGTGCTCATATGTTCCGTTTGAAGCTGGATCAATAGAAGCCACAGCAGATTCTTTCAATCCAATGATTTTCAATTTAGTCATTAATAGTCTCCAGTGAGATTGTCATAGACATTACAGAATCGATTCGGAAAGAACGCCAACCATTTACATCAATATCCCATACAGCAAGAACGTCTGGATTATCTTTAGTCGTAGTTTCAGCGTCACCCATCAAAGGAGGAAGATACTTTTCCTGCAATGAGCAACGCATCGAGCGCAGCGAACCATCTTTTTTTGTGAACTTCACTGAGATAATTCCAGCACGAGCAGTTTCACGAATCTGTTCTTTAGTATATAGCATTTTATATTTTCCTTCCAAGATACTTAGCATCAGTTCCGTCAGTGATATATTGCGTAGCACCCTTATTGTAGGCAGGAGCAACACGCATAGCCTTTTCCTCGATAGCCTTGATGGTAGCAGCAGACTCTTCAGAGCCACGTTTCCACTTATGATCGTTGAGCTTATCACGCTTGGCAGCTACTCCGCCAGGAATAACATTAGCCATAGGTGCAGCATTAGACTCGACTGCAAGGCTATAGGTGAACTTCTTGGTAGCAGACTTCGTGCCTTTGAAGTAGCCTACTTTCTCAAGCAACTCATTGGTCTTACGCTGACCCTCAATCATAGCCTGAGTAGGTCTACGAGCCTTACGCTTACGCATATTCGTGGTAGTGTAGTAGATTGGTAAAATAGCCATAACTGACCCCTTCATCACATTATTCATTATATGGTGAAAGGTGTCGATTGTCAAGTCATTTCTATCCAGCCTGTCATAACATATTTTGTGTTGCTCAATGGCGGATTACCACGATGGGTATGGGTAAAGCCAGCAGGCCAAAGAATCAATCTGCCTTGTTTGGCTTTGACTCGTTTCGGATGATACAAGAATTCAGTTTCTCCGCCTTCGTCTATGTCATTCAAATACAGAATGAAGGTCATGACACGTCGCATATTTGTCGGCGAATCATCTTCACAATGCCAAATATGATATCCACCACCTATTTCTGTTTTTTGTAGTTTAATAGAGCGAATAGACATGTGTGGTATCCCACTATTCAATATTCCATATTTTTCTGCATATGGATTATAAACTTCTGGCCAAAATCGTTCGCAGAACATACGGAATGGGGCCATATCAGAAATATCTAATTCCATACCTGATAATATGTCTGAGAAATAAAATTGATCGTCTTTCTTAACAGTAGAAGAAATCCCTTCTTGTTTTTGACGACTCAGCGTCAAACCAGCTTTATCCATACGATTGAAAGAATCAATGAATCCCTGACATTCTTGTGCAGTAAACAAATTATCATACTGAAGAACAAAATTTTCGATTGTAATCATGATGCTAAAATTTCCTTCAATCTATCAGCTGCATATGAAGCAGCGAATGCTTCTGGTTTAACTTTTGGTGAAAACCCACACATACCACGGATATATCCTGTTGCTTGTTGAATGACGCACGAAGAACCATGGAGCTCATCGGGATTGATATCTAGATGAACCTCGGCATGACGTTCTCCGATGGCTTCGTAAAGATCTAGATACATCTGCGAAGCACGATATACCTCATTCATCAAACGATATGCGGGACGATCGTGACGCTTATCGTAGTCTCGTTCTGTAGAAACTTGTCCGAACACCTTACAACCACGCGAACCATTGATGTGTATCACGATAGCTACAGTATAATCAGCGTACCATTGATTGTCTTTTCCGCGATATCGTTCTGAGTCAGCGCCGATATAGATTTTAGATGTGGGGGAAGAGTTGGTGATAAATTCGCGAACTTCATCAAGATTCATTTGTTTTCTCATGTTGATATTTATTGCTGTTAGCTACATAGATCATACGAAGTTTAGGAGAACTTTCTAATGGATGAAAAAGATTTTTTTTGCCCTGCGCCCTGGACAGGAATTTATTATCACGAAAACAATGTTGGTCCTTGTCACGCGAGCATCAAACTTCAGAAAATGAGTCCTACGGAATATCTGAATAGTGATTGGTTAAAAAATATAAAGAGCGAACTAAAAAAAGGAAAAGTTCCGATTAACTGCAGTGTATGTTATAACAAAGAAAGACGTGGTCTCAAGAGTACTAGACAAACTTCTTGCATAGGCATAGGTAAAGATCCTATAAAATTTCCTAACGATAAAGTTGATCCGAGTAAATTTCTAGTGGACGATCCTATATCAATAGATCGTATTGAACTACGAGCGAGCAATCTATGCAATTTTAAATGCAGAATGTGTAATGCCGATTCAAGTTCCGAATGGCAAAAAGAAGTGGAAGAACATCCAATACTCCTAAACTACACACAATTTAAATTCAGAGATTTCACAAACACTTCCGAAAATAATTTTGACGAGTTAAAGAAGCTATCATTAGATAATGTCAGAACTGTATGCTTCACAGGCGGAGAACCTTTGCTGATTAAGCAATACTATGATTTTATGGATCATATGATTGAATCGGGCGCCAACGAAAAAACGATGTTAGAGCTCTATTC